GTAGTGGCCGGTGAACTTGACCTGTACCACCGCTTCATCCTTCGGAGCCATCGAAAGGTTCAGCCCGCCTTCGCACAACGCGTTAGTGACCTTGACGATAATCGGATCGGTCTTGCCCTGAATCGTGCCCACGATGGCTACAGAGTCGCAGTAGGCGTTGTCTGGGACTTCCTCTCCTGTGAGTACGGATTCGCCCGAGACATAGGTATAGGTCGCTACGATGCTGTAAGCAGTTCCGGCCCCAGGCGCTGTCACGAACTGAATCGTGCCGTTGTCGTAATCCATGGTGTAATTGGTTCCCCGCGTCTGTGCTACTCCCTCCAGCGTGATGGTCTCCGAGTTCTCGACTACAGAGCCATGGTCGAGTGCGAACTCGGTTGTCTCTCCGTCCCCGTCTCCGACAGCCTCATTCTCTATCAAGGTAGTGCCGGATGAGTATGAGTCCGCCACCAATGCTCTGCGGAGATTCTCAGCGGTCAGTTCGAGCATGTTCGCCGTGATTACCGCCGTCACGGAGCCGAGCCTGCGCAGTCCCTTGACGGGACCTTTCGCTCCGTCAGGTTCGATGATGCGCAGCTCGCGCGTCACCTCGAACACGTTGCCGCCCTTGGTCGCGCCCAAGAGAGTTCCAGGATTGGCCGCTGAGACGAAGCCAATATAGACCGCTCCCGCGTCTATGAGAATGCGCGACGGGGTATCAGATGAAACGCCATGCAATGCTACTGTCATGTGTCACCCCCTACGCACTGGGATAAGTTATGCTCCACGGCTCAGTATCAAGGTCGGTGTTGGCATAGTGCGCCGTGAACACCAGCTGAATCACGGCCTCGTCTTTCGGGTTCATGTTCAATGTGAACGGCCCGTCGACGAGGCAGTTGGACAGGGTGATGATGATCGGATTCGATGTGCCGGTAAATCCCGTCACCGTGCCGACCAAGGCCACTGTGCCAATGTAGTCGTTGTCGTCGACCTCATCTCCGGTGATGACATGGGATGACGCCGCAGACCCTGGGAGCGCCTTCAACAGATTGGCCTCGGTAATCTCCAGAAGATTCACTGTGAGCTTGGCGCTGACAGATTCCAATCTCCTCAGCCCCTTGACTGGCCCCTTGGCTCCATCCGGCTGGATGTCTCTGAGCGGGCGTATAAGCTCAAAGACGTTGCCGCCCTTACAGGCACCCAGAAGCGTCCCAGGTGATGCAACCGACGTCCATCCGGTATAGACGGCCCCTGCATCGACCACGATCCTATCGGGAGTGTTGGTGCTTACTCCATGCAATGCTACTGTCATATTGTCCTCCTAGCTGGAGATTATCGCCGCTGTTTCTCCTGCTCTGTAGAATCTCACATTGAATTGCATCACGTAGTGCCAGACGCCCGACTCTACCTCGGGCACGAATCCGTCCGTTTGCAGCCACATCCTGACTGACGAGACATCCGTGGGCGAGAAGAGCGTCTCGTCCAGCAACGTGACGAGCCTCTGCCGGATGGTCGTGACCTCGTTGATGTTGTCACCATCCGAGAAGATGTCCAGATAGTAGGTCGCCTCCCGCATTGGGAACGGCTCTAGCATCCCTATATCCAGGCGGTGCACCATGAACGGGAACTCAGTGTCGGGAGACGCCTGCACCGGATAGAGCCGGACAGTCCCCCCCATGGCGGTTTTCAGCGTCGTATCTGCCGTCAGCGCGTCATAGATATATTTGAGCACACTGAGTTGGGTGTCTACAGCCATTTCCGCCCCCATATCTCCAGGATTCTGCCGACTGACTTCTCGAATGACTTCTTGAGCCATGGTCTTGGAGAGATATGCAGAGAGCCGTATTCGAGGGGAGCGCCGTACTTCAACGGAGTCCCCACGTCTCCAGTTAGCCTAGTACCGCTACCGCTGACAGTGTAGTCTACCGAGGCGCGCAATCCGCCGAGCCTGATAGCCGGCGCTTCACCTGGAGCCGACGCAGTGTAACGAACTCCGGTTCCCGCGATCGAGCGGCCCTCGCCTATTCTGCCCCGTCCTGTAGTGGGTACCTTGTAGACCTTACCATGCCTCTGGCCGGAGAGCGTCTCTTTCGTCGTGTTCTTGACCTCAATACAAGCAGCCTCCATGCGACGCGCAGCGGCATCTCTGATTGAGGCTACGGCCTCTGTTCTGTGTGAGATGAACTTCACACTCAGCATTCTTTCACCACCACAACAGTATTGCCGTTGATTGTCTGCGCCGGCAACGCTGGCATTAGTGTCCGCGAGCCCCAGATGAAACGGTGGTCTCCTAACCTCACAGTGCAAAAGCCCTTGAACACGACCTTGTGCGTGACCACGGAGTTCATCTGCAGGTACGCAAGGATTGCAGACGCTTTGAGCGGGACCACGTCAGCATGGCGCGTCTCGATGGGATTCCATACGACGGTCTCTCCGGCTGCGCCAAGAGTTGCCGTCCGTTCCTGAATCCTCAGTACGTCCTTCATATCCACGCCACCTTGTAGTGGTTCAACAGCTTCATCGCGTCCGAGGGTAGCTTATATGAGACGTTGCCAATGCCACGGTCCTCAGAGTCGATCATGTCGGTGTAGTGCTCGTACAGGTAGGCTATGATAAGCAACACTGCCTGTACTGCATCCGGACAAGCCACCTGCGCCAAGGCCCTTGTCGACGCATAGCCCACGGTGTAACTCACGATGTACTCGGTATCGGTCTCGAACGACCCAGTCAGCCGGCCAGTGTGTAGCTTCTCCGTATAATCGTTGACCACGTGCAACGAGACCTCGTACCGGAACGCTATCAATGCCCCGTCTGATGGAGCTTCGACGAATGTCACCACTGCGCTGGACAACGTGTAGTGCGTGGTGATGGTTTGCAAGACTCCGTCTACGTAGACAGAGAGCGAATCCGCTTTTGGTGTCGCCGCCAGTGTGAACGCGAGAGTATCGCCGTCTCCGGTTGCTACTGACACGACCCTATATGACACTGACGTGATGGAGGCGACTGGAGTTTTGTAGAGACGGATAGTGTCGCCGTGCCCGTTGTGCGATTCTGTGACAGACCGCTGCACGAAGGCTCTTCCGGTATAGCTCTCCGCCTCCCGCGTCGCAGATTCAATCAGCCCCTCTATCAAATCATCGTCCATCGACTCGTACGTGTCTGTCGCAGCCGTGTAGTCATAGGACGCGGTGATTGCCTTATTGAGCGCGGGCTTTCCCGCGGTGGTAAACGTCAACGAGGTTCCAGAGACCGAGTAGTCGGTCGTGTAGGTCTTCAACGTTGAATCGACGAAGACCTTGATGGAGCCTTCCAGGGGTGTATGGTCCAGAGTGAACACGACCGCCTCTCCGTCGCCGACGCCGACGTATTCCGCGGATACTGTCAAAGTCACAGCCTGCGCCACCCGAAGATGGGCCTTGGCTTGCGCCAGTGTTACAAGAGCGGTAGCGGACAAGCTCATTTCTTGGCCTTCTTAACCTTCCTTGGCTTCCTCACGATGTCAGGCTTCGTCTCGGCTGGAATAGACTTGTTCTCCGGCACATCGACGGTCTTGTCCTGCATCGCCATGTCGTGACGGAGCCACAACTGTGCGTCTTCATCGGGAACGTTGGCCACATCGCCAGGCCTCATCACCCTGCCCTGCGCCTTCCAGTAGAATCCTCTCGCTATACGTACTCTCATCTTCCCTCCATCCTTTCTTTTCGGGGCTGGGTGAGCAAAGGAATAACTCTGCCCAGCCCCGTGATTCTACGCTGCCATGCAGCGGAACCTACTGTTCGACCGCATCCGTTACAGCTCCATGGACGTTCGGATTCGCATCAGTCTCGTTGTAGCAGGCGATGGTGTTGTAAACGTTCGCAATGTCCACCGTGAGTCCGGACGTCAGGATGCCGCAGCAGACAAACGTGAGTTCGTTTACTACTGCGCCCACGCACTCAAATCCACCGACCAGCCGGTAGCCCCAGAAGCGCACCCTGTCATCCGTACACTCTGTGATGTAGTGCACCAGCCCCTCGATGGTATTTCCGCGACCAGTGGCATAAATACGGATGGCGTCTGTCGCCGCACCGGAGCGGTTTACGTCGATGGCATGATCTGTTGGTGTCTCAGACTCGATGTCCACATCGACAAGAATCAGGTTGATGCGCTTGCCGACCGCCGAGTTATCGACCTGCAGGCCAACGAGGCCATCGCCATGCGACAGCTTGATGCCACGAATCGTAGCCGTCCATGTGCCGGATGCCGCAGCTGGGTCGATGCTGATAGCGAATGCTGTCACAGCCTCTATAGTGACAGTCCCAGGAATGAGTGCAGCGAGGATAACCCCACTCGCATCAGACCACGTCACGTCCTCTGAGTACGTCCCAGGCCCCACCACGATAACATCGCCAGCGGTGGCTGCCGCCATTGCAGCGTTGATGCTGGCGTAGCCCTTGCCATTCAACTTGATGGACAGGGAGTCCTCGCCCTCCGACTCGAAGAACTCGCCGATGTCGGGGTTATACATCCGCCGTAGTTTTATCGTCATGCTTCCTCCCTCTCACTACGACGTGTAGTACAGAGCCGTTGCACAGGTCTTGACCTCGCCATTCGGCATGACGACGTTGAAGTACACGGTCTTGCCGTCGACAACAGTAACCTCCAGGTCAAGGTCTCCATCAGCCTCTGACACACATACGGCCATGATGTCTGTGACCAACTCGGCGAGTATCGTTCCGTCCGTTCCGATCGCAATGTCCGTTGTGTCTGTGGCGTCGACTGCAAGTGTCTGACCCGCAGAGTCAGTGGTCAGATAGCACATGACCGCAACAGGGTGAGACACATCATTGCCGCCAACGTCCTTGAACTGCATCGCAACATTCGGAGTCGTCGTGTCGTTGTCACTGACAGTGAATGCTACGTCCAGCACCTGTTCTGTAATCGTCTGTCCCATAATAGTTCCTCCGCAATCGTACTGGGCCGGAGTTTCACCGGCCCGATTCATGTCTAGGTGTTGTTGTAGAGCCCGTAGAAGGCTACGGGTCGAATCACACCACCACCCACCCTGCGGTGTACCTTGAAGCCGACGAGGCCGGACTCCGCGTACAGCTCATTCAGCCTCTGGAGCATCATACCCTGTCGCTCCAGGATCATGTACCCGAGGCGGAAGTTGCCGAATATCACGTTGATGCCGGCAACAGCGTCTGCCGCGTAGTGCATGTCGTCCTGATTGATGACGGGGAAGCCATCGAAGTTGTTGGGCTGTCCTGCCAGGAGCGACGGCTGCCAGAGGTACGGGCCATAGTAGCCGTCCGCCACGGCGGGCCGGTAGACCCTCAGTGCAAGCTCGTCCTTCTTATTCATCAAGAGGATTGCGCCGGTCTTGTACTGAGAGGGGAGCGCGTACATCGTCTTGATGACGTCGTCGGGAATCATCGTGTCGGCTGTCGTTAGGTTCCCCTTGTACGACGCGAGGATGGTGGTGTCGACCGCGACTCCATCAGGTTCACTGTAGGTCGTGTGACCACGCCCGACTGCGAAGGCCTTCGACTCTGCATTGGCGATGGCTACGCTGAATGAATCAGCAAGGATGCCCTGGAGGTTGGCGTCAGCATCATCCAACTCGTCCTCTCCGATCTTCGTCAGGCCGTAGAGGTCTTCAACGTAGATGGTGTCCTTCGACGGGGTGAGCGTGGACTCGGTGATGGCCGTTCCCGTTTCCAGTTTGCCCCAACCGACGGATACCTCGGTGAGGGAGCGGACGCCCACCTTGTCCCTGCTGGTGGGCCGCACGCGGCAGTAGTTGCGGATGGTGTTGATCTGCGGAACAGCCCGCAGTATCTGCGTC